ACGGAGCTGCTAATGTTTCAAATACTTTCTTACGGATCAGTACCGCACCAAATCCAACAGCAGTAACTACCTCAATTCCTTCTTTGCCACGAGAATCAACATTCGACCAATGATGTCTGATTCCCTTCTCATCCTCACTCTTTACCAATAACTTAGCAGTAGGGAATGATGGCTTACGTCTTGTCACTGCGTTTACACCAACTATGTCAACCTCACGGCTTAACATAATTGTTATTAAATCATGTGGGAATCTCATGTCGCTATCAATAAACAGAACAGCGTCACAGCCCTCTTTTAAAGCTACCTGCGCTAACTTCTCACGCTGGTCGAATATCAACGTGCCAGGCATTGTATAAAGGCTTAAACCGCCCTTACCGTCCTTACATCTAACTGAAGCATCATGAGCACACATACGGGCAAAATCAAACGCAAAACCTGTATGTACTTCATCACGGCAAGGTACACAAACACCAACTCTCATACTGTTCCCCGATAGATTTTTAAACCAGCTTGGTCTGGATGATTAAGCCATGTTCTAAAGGCTTTGTCATCTACAATCGCAAACCCTCGCATTATCCCCATCTCGTTTAACTTATCCACTGCTGTAAACGGTATAGAGCCAATCAAATGCAAGTCATCAGTTGCGCCTGTCCTAGCTTTATCTACCTCTTGAAGAACCTTATTTCTAGCAAGAATATCTGTAATGTCTTGGTTAGTCTCGATGATAATACCGCCATCACCATCCGCATGAACTTTTTGATTTCTAAAGTTTGTCATTGGTCTTTATAAAAAGCCCCCACCAATTAAGGCAGGGGCTAGTTTCATTACAGTGAGAAGTCCAAGTCAGCCACGATACCGTGAGCAGCTTCGTTCTTCACTTCCAGCGTTACTTCAGCAAGAATCTGAGTCTTGTCGCTATCACCAGCTTTAGCCAGTTCATTTGTCATAAACGGACGGAGGAAAGCCATAGCAGCGTACTCAGGATCAAGGATCAGCATATCGCGGTTACGCATGAAACGATCAGGAACGATAGACAGTTGACCGAAGTCTGACTGATAAATGTCTGCCGCACCGATAATTACACCAGCCTCAGGCTTAGTGATCTGATAACGATTAACAGCGATACCAGCAAACGTAGACATCTTCTGCTTACCTGACGAACCAACAAACACAGCTTTAGGATTACCGCCCGCATCAAAGATTGAAGCGATAACAGTCTTGAGCAGTGCCTCAGTAGCAGTACGCTGTGTACCATCTGTACGTGTCGAAGTACCTGAAGTTGCAGGAGCCGAACCACCACTACCTTGTGACGAGTTAGTCTTGATCCATGACAGCAGTGAACCCATAGTACGGGCAACTGTCGATGTACCAGCAGACTTACCCTGGTTAGCTGTGATAATAGTTTCCAGATCACGCTTTAGTTCTTGCGAAGCCTTAGACAATTGATAAGCCTTTTCAGACTTACGACCAGCCTTGTTAACAGTCTCCAACGTGCCAGAAACTTGTACAGTCTTTTGTACGATCTGCGTATAGTTACCAACGCGAGTCGTAGGAGTTGCAGTCATTGACGTAGCATCTGCACCCTCAACAGCCGCGTTAGCAGTAGTAGCAGCAGCCAGCGAGTCAGTCTGCCACTCGTGGTAAACAGCCGTAGCTTTAGTACGACCAATCGATGACATGATCGGAGTTTCAGTAGGCGATATGTTATAGATGATGTCGGACAAATCTTCGCGCATACCGATAGCGGTAAATGTTTGATATGTAGGCATGATAATTTCCTTTAAATAAATCGTTCAAATAGTGCCGCAGCATCCGCTACCCTTCCGGTAGACCTAGCTTTAGCCTTTAATTTCTTAATCTGTTCATTGTTGGTATCACGAGACTGCGAAACTCCCGACTTCATAACTTTCGGTGCTTCTGCTAATTTCTTATTGATACCAGGCTTCGACGCTTGTAACTTGTCGTACTGCATAGCCTTATACAATGTAATTACATGACGAGAATCAACAACGCTTGCTAATTCCTCATCTGAAAACCCTAACTCCTTACCGTAGGCGCGTACTGATTTTCTCAGCACCTCACCCTTTTCAGGATCAACATAGTCAGGTAGCACAGTTGCTAACTTTTCTGATTCTTGTCGTACTAGGTTAGACATCCATTGCTGCCTGTCTTGCTCTTGCTGCATATTAATTCGCTGCTGTTCAGCACGAACCTGAGCAAGTTGTTTTTCCTTCTGTGAGAGTTCCGCTACCTTAACGGCGTAACCAATTGGATCGGTTTCCTTTAAGTAGTCAAGATTCTCTGGCTCTTCTCCACGTGAAAGTAATTGCTCAATCACCTGAAGTCGCTGTGCATACTGATCTCTCAGTTGCTTCGCCTGTTCAATCGCCTGACGTTCGGCCTCTACCGTCTTGCGTTCTTCAGCTACAGCTTGCGATTTTTTAGTATAGTCCGCGCCAAGTTGATAATTCTTAACAAGCTCGTCTAGGGTGACGTCCTTTTCTTCACCGGCAGCTTTCACACGGTAGGTACGTTCCTGTTCTTCTTGTTCGCTATCTTCTTGTTCTTCACCTTCAGAATCATCGCTAGATTCTTCTTCTGGTTCTTCGCCTTCGTCCTCATCGGATTGAGTTTGCGCTTCTGGTTGTCCTTCGTCGGAGCCTTCGTCACTACCCATTAAACCCATGAAAGCGTTAGCCGCTTCATTTACTGTCAACTCTCCGCTACCGGATTCCGGTGTCGCGCTAGTCGTTTCGCTCATGTTGTTATTTCCTTAATTTTACATGGAACTGCCATGTCAGACTACAAAATCTTCCAACGCTGTTTGTCTATAACCTTCTGAGCTTTAAGCCCGTCCAAATGGTCGGTAATACTTTCTAGCGTTCTTAGTCGGATATATGCTTCTTCTCTAGCATCTATATCCCCATAGTCGCTATTAGTAAACTTAGCTATCTCTATTGATCTCAACTCTGACATTACCTCTTGCCAGTTAGGATCAAGTGTTAAGTTAGTAGCCCAATCTGCCTTATTCATCGTGTAATCGCACCTATCTCTTTGATAGCTTTAAGAACAATGTCAGCCTGTTTGTTTCGGCTATCCTCGTCTGCAATATCCATAGCTAAGACAGCTTGTAGTTGCTTAACTGCTAACTCAGCCTCTTTCAGCTTTAGTTCTTGCTGATCCTTCTGGTTCTTCATCGCCATCTCTACACCCTTTTGAGCATAGCTGGCCTCTAAGTTCTGACGATCTAGTTGTAACTTAGCAGCATCAATCTGAGACATAGCCTGATTCTTCTCACGAGCTACCTGAGCCTTTTCCTGCTCAACCTGTGCCATCATCTTGGCAAACTCAGCCTGAGAATCTGGTGGTGGTGGCTTAGGAGCCGCTAACTGTGCCTCAATCTCTGGCGTAATCTTGTTCATAAACTGGTCTGCATCCTTAAAGCCAGCAGCCTCAATGAACTTAGCCAATGTATTACGATACTGACCAACAGTGACCAATGGATTACCAGGGCCATACTGCTGCAATACCTGCTCCTGTTTATTTAGAATCATTTGCAACATGGCTAACTGCTGTTCTCTATTGCCAGCACCAAGTCCAACATTGATCGATACATCGTACTCATTAGTCCATTCACGCGGATCAAATGGTACATACTTTCCATTCATACGGATAACACGAGGCTTATCTTGGTATTTACATAACATCTGCAAAATACCCTGAAACAACGATTTAACGCCTGTCTCAGCAAAGATACGTGCTATCAACTCTAGCTTGCCTGTACTAGCCTGAGTCATTGCAGCCACAGCAGCAGCCGTTACATTACTCAAGATGTCAGGATTCAAGCCTTGTTGTGCATCTGATACACCTGTACGTTTGGCTTGTACCGTATCCATGTACTCCAGAATAGGGAACGCTTGAGCCGTAACACTAGGAACCGTTAAAGGAACCAGCGCATTAGGATTCTTTAAGCGGATAACTCCACCTGGCGTAGCATTAAGCAGATCGTCAATGTTTACTTGACCATCAACCGCACCAATCCTAGCGTTATTAGTTAGATAAATGTTATCAAGCATCTGA